CAACAAGTGGAAAAGCATACTTAAACTAATAAAAAATGGCAATAAAATATTTAAACAATCTTGATTTAAACAAGAATCAGCTACAAAATGCTGTTATACAAGTACTTGGTACTGCGCCTTCAAATCCTGTTTCAGGTCAAATATACTATAATTCATCGGACAATTTAGTATATTATTATAACGGTACTTCTTTTAAATCATTTTCAGGTGATATAGAGTCAATAACAACAAGTACAGCAAACCAATTATTAATAACTAATGAGACGGGTCCAATACCAAGTTTAGCTATTGTTACAGGTACAGTCGTAAATAGCGGTACTGCTTTAGCTACAGGTGATCAAATATATGACTTTGTAATTGGAACCCCCATAAGTTCATTAGCTGCAGCAGCTGCTAATGTTGATCTTAATAGTAATAAATTAATTAATGTTACAGATCCAACTGCAGCTCAAGATGCTGCAACTAAAGCATATGTAGATGCGGCTGTTGTTGGTGGTTTAACATATAAAGGTGGCTATAATGCTGCTACAAATTCACCAGATTTAGATACAGGTAGTAATATAGCTGTAACACAAGGAGATACATATACTGTTACTGCTGATGGTACATTTTTTACTGAACAAGTTAGAATAGGTGACTTTTTAATTGCTGAAGAAGATATGGCCGCTTCAGGTGGTAGTGCTATATCAAAATGGACTATAGTACAAAGTAATATAGATTTAGCAACAGCTGCAGCAACTGATGGCGCAACTGTAAAAGGTATATCAGGATATGATTCAGCAGATTTTTCAGTAAATGCAAATGGCTGGGTACAATTAGCAACAAAACAATTTGCAGCATCAATTGGTGATGGTACAAATACAAGTTATACAGTAACTCATAATTTAGGTTCTTTAGATGTAATAGTACAATTATACGATGTATCTTCAAATGATACTGTAATTGCAGATATTGTAAGAACATCAACTAATGTTGTAACAGTTAGTTTTTCTGCAGCACCTACAACAAATGATATTAGAGTACTTATACAAAAAATAGGATAATAAATAATATATGGGTATTAAGTTTCAATCACCGATAGATCTTTCGGCACATAGAGCTATACGATATAATAGCGCTGCCCAGACTTTAGTAGTTACAGTCGCAACTAAAACTGCAGCTCACCCAGAATATGGAAATGGAAGTACAGATGGTTATGTTGTAGATGGTATTGAAGGCCCTTATTTAGAATTTACACCTGGCAATACATATAAGTTTGATCAATCGGATAATTCAAATGCCAACCATCCACTTAGATTTTATGAAGATGCTGCAAAAACAACAGCGTATACAACAGGTGTAACAACTAATGGTGTACCTGGACAATCAGGTGCATACACTCAAATAATACCAACAACTTCTGTACCACCAATATTATATTATCAATGTAGTAGCCATTCATTAATGGGTAGTTACGTTAAATTTGGAACTGGTACTGTTGGTGATACATATTCTATAAATGTAGCAACCGATGGTAATAATGTAGATTTAAATTTAGATGCTGCTACAGGAACTGATTCAACTGTACAATTAACTGCAGGAAGTAATGTAAGTTTAACTAGAAACAATGCTCAAGAGGTTACTATAGCATCTACAGATGAAACATATGATTTAAATGCTACACAAGATGGTAATAATGTAGATTTAAATTTAACATCAACATCAGGTAGTGATAATTCTACTGTTCAATTAACTGCTGGATCAAATGTAACACTTACAAGAAATGGAGCGCAAGAAGTTACTATAGATGCAGCGGGTGGTTCACAAGGTATAACAATACAAGACGAAGGCACTCCTTTATCTACACTAGCTACAACTTTAAACTTTACAGGATCAGGAGTAACCGCTTCAGGTACAGGAGCAACAAAAACAATTGATGTTACTGGTGGTGGAACTGTAACTATAGAAAAAAATGATTTTACCGGAGACGGAACTGATACAACTTTTGATGCAAGTTCAACTATAGCAAATGAAAATAATATTCAAATATACATAGATGGGGTTTATCAAAGTAAAGACACATATTCTACATCAGGAACAACAGTAACTTTTTCAACAGCTCCACCAACAGGAAGTAGTATAGAATTTATGCATTATACAACTGTAACAGGGGTTATAGATGTTGATAATTTTACAGGTAATGGTTCTACAACTGCTTTCACTGTAACTTCATCAATTACTTCTGAAAATAAAACGCAAATATATATTGACGGAGTATATCAAAATAAAGATACTTATTCAACCAATGGAACAACCGTTACATTTAGCACTGCTCCTGTAAATGGTGCTAAAATAGATATTGTACAATTATTAGCTGCGAACGATACGATTAACACAAACCAAATAGTAGACAGTGCAATTACAACTGCTAAATTAGCTAATACTTCTGTCACAAATGCTAAAATAGCTAATGATGCAGTAGATTATGCACAACTTGCTGCTAGATATACAGAAGTGCAGGCTATAACTACACAAAGTGGTACTATAAATTTAGATACTTCAGCATATTCTATTTTTAGGTTAACAGCAGCTTTAAACGGCGCAACTACTTTAAATATACAAAATATGAAAACCGCGCAAGTTATAGATATTACAGTTACCGGTTCTCAAACAATAACATTATCTAGTGATGATTCTTCTGAAACATTTAATAAAGTGGGAAGTACTGACTATGATGGTGCAGAAGCCAACCTTATTCAAATAGTATGCATTGATGATAATGATAGTGCAGCAATTTATAATTATTCAATAGGAACATATACTAGCGATCCAACACCATAATATATGAAAGCAAAGGATTATAATGGAACAATAAAAAAATTTATTAATATACCTAAATCATATGGTAATATAATAGCAGGTTTTGATTTATTGTCAGATGAAGAATTAAAAGTATATGGATTTTATAATATTACAACTCCTGATTATAATTTAAAAACACAAGATTTAGGAAATATTTACTTTGATTCTGAAAATGAGATATTTACTTATAATATAAATAATAAAACTTGGTCAGAAACATTAGCAAAATTAAAAGAAAACCAAATAGAGGAAGCTAAAATTTTTGCAAGAACCTTTTTATATAATACAGATTGGTATGTAGTAAGAAAAGCAGAAAAAGGGACTGCAATACCTGATGATATAGAAGAACAAAGAGATAATATAAGAATAGCTTGTAATAATCATGAAATTGCTATAAATGCTTTAAATACAAAAGCTGAAGTTATATCTTATAATATAGTATATTAAAATGAGTTTAGATAAAAGAATTTTTATAGCTGAAGGTGGGTATAAAACCCTTAGCCCTTTTCAAAATAATGTAGCTGCGGGTGGTTATAATTCTTCTACTTCATATCCAAACGGATACGGATGTACAAATGCAGAATTAAATGCAAATTTAACTGGTAACATAATATGGACTACAGCTTGCACAGTTGCAGATATATATAATTTTGGTAATAATGGAAGTTCAAGATCTAATAACCAAATTATTATGACAATGGCTGGTCCTACAACTACAAATGGTTTAACTTCTGCAGGAAGATCTCAAAGTTATTATAATTATACAGGAGTATTAAAATGGTGGGGATCTAATGATGGGTCTAACTGGACAGAATTAACATCACATTCACATAGTGGAGGTTCTTTAAGTATTAGTTGTCAAGTTTTATCATCATCTTACACCGCATCAACATGGTTATATTATAAAGTAGATATAACTGCTGGAACTAGGGGAACTTATGGTGGTTTCAATTATATTGCACCATCAGTAGTAACATAAAAAAATTAATAAAAAATGGCTTTAACAAAAGTAACACATGGGGTTTTATCAAATAGATATACAGCAAGTGTAGCAATATCAACATTAACAGGCTCAGTATCTTTTAATTGTGCTAACGGTTCTGTATTTAAATTAAGTGGTGATTTAACTGGTGCATATACTATTAATTTAACTGGATATATAAAAAGTCAAATAATGACTATATACCCTTTAAAAGCTCAATCAATTACATTAGCTGCGCAAGGAAGTAACTCAAATACTTTTAATAAAATTGGCGGAGTAGATTATGATAACACAGGTTATAATATTTTACAAATAGAATGTACTGATGATTCTTCTACAGATCCAGTATTTATGTATAGTATAGCAACATATGTAAGTGATAATACTCCTTAAACATGTTAAGAAGAAAACTTTTAGCCCCTAGATCTTACGCTCCCTCAGGATATACATTTAATTTTCTTATGGTAGCAGGCGGTGCCGGAGGTGGTGGTGGTGCTACAAATTCTGGAGGCGGCGGCGGCGGTGGTGCTGGTGCTGCATATGAAGCAACAAGTGGTACAATAGCGGTAGGAACAGTATTAGCAATAACAATAGGTGCTGGTAGCGCTGGAGGCCCTAATAGTTATACAAATGGAGTAACATCAAATGGAGGAGATACGGTCATTACAAATATTGATGGAAGTGGAGGTAGTTATACTGTAAATGGTGGTGGTGGTGCTTCAACAGGAAACACTGGAGCAGCTGGTTCAAATGGGGGCTGCGGCGGTGGCGGCGGCGGTTATGGAAACTATGCGGGCGGATCTGGTACGGGATTATCTGCAGGTGGAGATGGTGGTACTGGTATTGGTCAAGTAAACTCTGGTGGTGGTGGCGGTGATGGTGGTGATGGCCAGGATAGCAATAGCGGTATATATAGTTCAGGTGGTGGCGGAGGTGTTGGCACTCAAAGTAGTATTACAGGAACAGCTACCTACTACGCAGGTGGTGGTGGTGGCGGAGGGTATTACACTGCAGGAGCATCTACTGGAGGAAACGGAGGTGGAGGTAATTCAGGAGGAACACAAAGTGCACCTCAGGCTGGAACAGCTAACACTGGCGGTGGTGGTGGTGGAAGAAATTGTTGGAATTATCCAGGTGTAGGCGGAGCAGGAGGATCAGGTGTTGTTTTTTTAAAAATACCAGATGCAAATTATTCGGGAACAACAAGTGGCAGCCCTAATGTAGATACGTCTAGTGTAGGTGGATTTACAATTTTAAAATATACCGGTAGCGGTTCTTATACAGCATAATATGGCTCATTTTGCAAAAATTAATTCAGATAACATTGTTGAAATAGTACACGTAGTAAACAATGCAGTTATTACAAAAGAGGATGGAACAGAAGATGAATCAAAGGGTAAAGATTTTTTAAATTCATTATTTGGATCTGCTACATGGGTACAAACCTCTTATAATAATAACTTTAGAAAAAACTATGCTGCAGTTGGTTATACATACGACAGTATAAGAGATGCTTTTATACCACCAAAACCTTATAATTCTTGGGTTTTAAATGAAGATACTTGCCAATGGGAATCTCCTGTAGAATTTCCTGATGCAAATAATAGGTATAATTGGAATGAAGAAAATCAAGAATGGGATTATGTAGGCCCTGCTCTATTTGAATAATATGAAAAAAAAATTTAAAGATACTGCGGTTGGAAAATTTTTATTAAATAAAATTCCAACTGTAGTTGGATCAATAGCTAGCGGCACGCCTGCCGGTGGTATCATAGAAGCTATAATAGGAAATAGTGAAATGTCTGATGGTGATAAAGAAATTGCATTAGAAAAACTAAAACTAGAAAGAGCTGAAATAGATGGTACAACAGAAAGATGGGTTGCAGATGCCGGTTCAGGGGCTTGGCTTGCAGCCAATGTTCGGCCCTTAGTATTAATATTTTTAACAGTAAGCTATGTAATCGGATGGTACTTAAAGTATCCACTTGATTCAATCACATCATTATTAACAATAGTAATCGGAGGCTATTTTGGATCTCGTGGAGTCGAAAAAGTTTTTGGAAACAAAATGCACAAATAAAATGCAAGATTTAAAAATTTACGGAATTAGCCTCGGTGGTATAACATTTTCTATAATGCCAGATATAAACCCATTGTTACAAACAATAGTATTAGTATTAACTATAATTTATACTATAATTGGTATAAAAAATAAATTAAATCAAAAATAATGCCTTTAAAATATTTTAATGAATCTGAATTTAATGATTTTAAAATGATGGATAAAAAGCTTCTTAATATGTTAGATAATTTACGAGAAGTTTATGGATCACCCATAAAAATTACATCTAGTTATAGAAGTCCCGATCATCCAATAGAGGCAAAGAAAAAAGCACCAGGTGAACATGCTTATGGTGCTGCTGTTGATATTGCAAGTATTGGAGGTGAGGCAACATTTAAATTAGTTAAAGCTGCTATGGATGTTGGATTTAAAAGAATAGGAGTTAGTAGAAAAAATAATTTTGTTCACGTGGGTATTGGTTATCCTGATGCTCCACCTATAACTCTTTGGACATATTAAATAAAATTAAATGGCAAAATTAATTAGAAAAATTAGTATTGGCACTGATTATAAAAATGAAGCAATGCATTATTCTGTAGGCCAAGAGGTTTATGGAGGACATACAATTTGTGACATTTTAGAAGAAGAAGGTGCCTATAAAATTTATATTACAAAAAATAAAGAAGTATTACCATGGAAACATTTTAATGCTAACATGGCTGTATCTGTTGAATATAATTTAGATTATTAATGCAGTCTTTATTTGAATATATTATATCTACTGAAAATCGCTACAACAACACTATTGATGTTGAAGGTAAGGAATTAGTCGTTAATACAGAAGTTACTGAAAGAGATTATATGTTTGTTAATCGTATAGGTAAAATAGTAAAGTTACCATTATATAATAATTCAGAATTAAAAGAAAACGATGAAGTTATTGTACATCATAATGTTTTTAGAAGATGGATTGATGTAGAAGGAATTCAAAAAAATTCTTCAAGCTTTTTAAATGAAAATGAATATTTAGTTTCTGATGATCAGATATTTGCTTATAAAAGAAATAATAAATGGAGAAGTTTACCTAATTTTTGTTTTGTAAAGCCTTTATATAAAAAAAATAAATGGGCTCTTAAAACAGACGAAAATCTTTTAGGTATACTTACATATAGTAATCACAAATTAAATCAATTAGGAGTGTCCGTTGGAGACGTGGTGGGCTTTACACCTGATTCAGAATATGAGTTTAATATTGAAGGAGAAAAATTATATCGTATTTTTTCACATCACATAACAATAAAATATGGAACAAAAGAGAGACAAGGTTATATTAGCTGCTGAAAAAGCTTTAGTAGAACTTGAAAAAGTAATTAGGCAAAATATAGATCTTAATGAACTTGATCCTGAAAAAGCTAAAACTGCAGCACAAGCTAAATGGGTTGCAATTGAAGATTCTTTAAAAATTATAGATAAAATTGAAGAAATATCTGATAAGAAAAAAGATAACAAAAAGTCAAAAGCTTTCTTAGGTGTTGAAAATAGAATTAAATAATGTATAAACAAACTTTATATAAAATACATACAGATCATTTAGATAAAAAATATACCAAAAATTTAAATAAAAATAAAAAATTTAAATATGGATATAATAGTGATTTAGATTGTGTTATTATTAGTAAGGATGGTACATTAGGTGATATATATGAAATACAAGGTCTTAAGGTAGGTATACCTCAAACCCCTAAAAAAATACACGGTAAAGATTTAAAAAAAGAAAATCAAGTATTTATAAAAAGGGAAAGACCGCAATCATTAACAAGAATAAAAACATTATATGATTTTCAAAGCTATACTGAAGATATTAAAGACCAATATTATAATTACATCGATAATGAGTTTAATTATCGTAATGATGGTTATTGGTTCATGTGCAACGGTACCCCGTGCTACCTTACAGGATCGCACTATATTTATCTCAACTGGACTAAAATCGATGTGGGCGCCCCAGACTTTCGACATGCAAACCGGATATTTTTCTACTTTTGGGAAGCATGCAAGGCTGATAGCAGATGCTATGGGATGTGCTACCTTAAGAATAGACGGTCTGGTTTCTCCTTTATGGCGTCATCAGAATGTGTTCATCAGGCTACAACTTCAAAAGACTCTAGATTTGGGATCTTATCTAAGAGTGGAGCAGACGCTAAGAAGATGTTCACGGATAAGGTGGTCCCAATCTCCACTAATTACCCGTTCTTTTTTAAACCTATCCAGGATGGTATGGAACGCCCAAAGACGGAACTCTCGTACAAGGTACCATCAAGGAGGCTCACGAGGAATACAATACGAGCAACCAGCCCCAACCCCTCTGAGATACAGGACGGACTGGACACCACAATTGATTGGAAGAACACGGGGGACAATTCATACGACGGGGAGAAATTACAACTCCTCATCCACGACGAATCGGGTAAATGGGAGAGGCCGGACAACATCCTCAATAACTGGAGGGTTACAAAAACGTGTCTCCGCCTCGGGTCGAAAGTAGTTGGTAAATGCATGATGGGATCCACTTCTAATGCATTAGATAAAGGTGGGGATAAATTTAAAAAATTATATTATAATTCAGATGTTACAAACAGAAATCGTAATGGCCAGACTACAAGTGGACTATACTCTTTGTTCATACCTATGGAATGGGGTTTCGAAGGATTTATTGATAAGTATGGATATCCTGTCTTCACCACTCCATCAGATCCGGTTGAAGGAATTGATGGCGAACTCATATATACGGGAGTCCTTGAACACTGGGAGAATGAGGTTGAGGGCTTAAAAAATGATAGTGATGCTTTAAATGAATATTATAGACAATTTCCAAGATCAGAAAAACATGCATTTAGAGATGAAACATTAAATTCTTTATTTAATCTAACTAAAATTTATGAACAAATAGATTATAATGAAGAAATGGAATTTAGCGGTCATGTAGTAAGAGGTGCTTTTTCATGGCAAAATGGTATAAAAGATACAAAAGTAATATGGACACCTACACAAAATGGTAGATTTAAAATATCTTGGATACCGCCAGATAACATACAAAATAATATAATTATAAAAAATGGTATTAAATATCCTGGTAATG